CTAAAGAAGAGAGCTAGCCAGGTCTTTAAACCTGTTCGAGATGGTTGTGGTCCTGCTTCCCAACTTTCCCACAGTTTCTCCCGGTTGTGTACGAGTTAAAAAGATGTCATGTCCGTCTCCAGCCGGTTGACACTAACTAAAGTGTGACATCAACGAGCCCCTCCGGTTATGAGTGAATTTCAAAATTGAGTTCAGCCATTAAGGGAGGGAGAAGTTGCTCAAGTATCAACATGAGTGAATTTTGTGGCATTGACCTGTAAAGATTATTTTCGTACCAAAACAGGACGAATTGAGAGCTGATCAGGTTAAAAAAGTCCGTATCGTATTCCCAGTACCTAAACTCGGACCAGGAAACACCTTTGAACACTACTTCTCGAGCCCTTCCAAATCCCAGTTTTGCAACAAGCTTTGAAAACACAGCCTCGTTTTTAAATAATGATGGTTTCCTCTCATCGGGGGTTTTGTCATATATTGACTGAAAGAATCCGCTGGCTTGCATCGTACCCTTGGCCGTGGGTACCATCAAAGCTTTCTGATATGGAAGATCTTCAGCTTTTACAGCATGCCTACCATTCAGCAGGGTGATCAGTGAGCGCCCAAAATCGACTAACTTGGCGATGGTGCGTCTTTCGGTGAATAGTTTGCGCTTGAATGATCTCATTGAACGGTGACTGTGGTCAGCGGTTACCTTGTACTCAGTGATTTTCCTTCGTGATAATTCAGTTGAGAACGAGCCGATGAAAGACCTGTCCAGCTCATAGACGGTGTCAACCAATTTATGTCGTCGGATGAGATGTTTTATGATATTTTTAGAACGCAATGTCATGTCGTGGTGCAAATTCTTGACCTCATACTCTGATACAAGTGATGGACCCCCGACTCTCAACGAACTGACACCGAATCCACCTTCTTGTCGTGGTGTGTGCAAGACGCGATGATCTATGTCTCCCACTTTGTACGATTTCAGAATTTGATCGACATCGTCGTACATCATGGCTTCGAGTCTCTTAACCGTATCCATGTCACCAATCCGACTGAACAATTGGAACCAGTTAGATACGGCTGTCTCAATAGCTTCGTTGACATCACTTGGTTCTCTAGACTTCGGGTTCCGGTAACAGATGGATACCAACATCCTGTTGGCATACCCGTGAACTATTCCCTTCCCTCTGATCAGTTCGGTCACTTTACGCAAGAATTCATCACATGTACGAGACATGATTGCCAATTTCTCGTTTATTTTTATATCACATGATTTGTAAAAGTCCAAAACCTGCTGTGCTTCATTGAACGTTTGTGTCCACACCCGGGTATCATCTCCTAAGGCACACAAATTTCTGTACCTGATTTTGGTCAGCCTGGCGCATGTCAAGAATTCCGCGAGATTGATTATCGTATTGAATAGTGCGGTCCACTTCCATCCCGACGATAATCCATTTGTGATCCTCGCCCCGTCAATACGTGTGCCCGGGAAGTGAATCGTGGAATCTCTGATGGCTAACTGAATCCTGTTAAGTGCGTCGTGGGAGTGGCCATCATCAGGATTAAGTCTCTTTCTGATGACCCTAATGATAGCGTCAATCATTTCGAAGTTTGTCTGTCGTTCGAATCCTGTTTGATCTATCGGCAAACAGACTTTGTCGGCTTGATTGATGTGCTTGGCTTGGTAAGTTTTATCTGCCATGAAATCAAAATTGTCAAATATTGGTGACGATTGTTGATGTTCAGGATTCACCATTTTGTATACAAGTTTGTCCAGGTATGACATCTTTAAGTACATATCCATGGACGAATTGACCACGGGCCTGTTTCTAATTGGTTCAGACTTATCAAATATGTAGTTATCAGAAGTCGTTTTATAAAATAAGTTCATGAGTTGATCATGATCAGAAAAGAATCCCGCTGTTCGTTTGGTTTGTTTTAACTTTTGGATCTTGCCGTCAACCACAACGTTAGGTGCCTCAGTCAGCCCTTTGGCCGATCCCGAGACCGCCCATTCATGTGGTGAATCGATGAATTCATCCGGGGTGTAATCATTGATAGGCACATCTTCACTCAATAGTTCTTCAACTGATAGTTCGAATTGCCTGATGAACTCTTCCTCAGACCCATCTATTGTGTGCTTGCTCATATCGGTAGTCAACAACCACGATTCAAGATCTTCCACATAGGCTTCAGTGTCATAGATTAAGCTGAATCCTTGCAATCTGGCCAAATCCACAAATTGTTGCCAATTTGGGGACCAGTCATTGTTGAAGGCTTTCACCATGTTGGAAAATTCTTTCATGACTTTCGACACCACATCGTAAGTAAGGTTGTATGTCATGCAGAGCGTAAGCATGAATTTGTAGATCATGGGATTGATGATCTTCATTATGCCGAGACAGTCCGAGAGATATGCTAAGTGATAATTCCAACTCCCGGACCTGAAGCGCTTCAGCTGATAAAGTTTGTCACCCATGAACCAATTCTGGTATAACACGTCGTGTTCATCTTGATACTTCATCCACGTCCCTATGTCACTATTCAGATACAGTTCGGTTTCGGCATCCCAATGCTTGATCACATTTTGCTCTAATTTGTCGATCTTGAACTGATCGAACCAACTGGTCTGACCGAACTTGTGAATGTATCTGTTCCAAAGACGTTCTATGTTCTTGGCATTCTCAGACCTGTCTGACGATTGAAGAATCTCAGTTGACCAAGACCTGCCGATATCATCACGATTTGATTGTCTGTTAGTGAACATGAAATCTCTAAGAATTGGTTCACGATCACCAATGTCTGAACCGGAATATTCGACTACCTACAAGTAATCCGTTTAAGTTCTTGACATCATGCTTGGTATGTACCAACATCAATTTGCCAGCAGATCTGTTTGCCCAGCCTTCCGGGAATGTTTCGTCAAGTACTCCTCCTACCATCCACCACTTCCTCTCATTGATGATCTGCCAGTTATGGACTGCCTTAGGCCATGCGTTGCCTTTAGTCAATTTTACTGGCATGGTCTTCGGTGGCGGTCCGAAATAGGGAGTGTCTAACGAAAACTTCACTCTGATCCCGAAATATGACAAGAACCATTCCTCTATCGGCTTTTTCGACGTTATTGCCGTATGATATTGTAAACACCCAGCTCTGGTGAAAGAAATTGTTTTCCAGTTGTGCCAAGAATCTTGAGGTATTGCCACTGGGCTGAGTTCTGCCTGTCGAGGTGACAGTTTGCTGACAACTCTCTCTTCATAGAGGGGGTACGAGAAAACATTTAATAATTCTCCTCCTTCTGGTATTTCTTGTGGCATGTGTACCAACACCACTTGCCCAGCTCTTAGAACCTTAAAGAGATTGAGTCTGACATATTCAACAGTTTGCGCATCAACAACGTTACTTTCAAACTTGTTTTTGATGTCAGTCGGCACATCAGGTAATTTGGCTAACAAATCATCTAATTCAACAAACTTGTTACCAGGATTGTGAAACTTGATGATATGTGACTTACCCGTGCCCGATGCCATCGCGATAAACTTATAAGGGTTAATTCCTTTAATAGCCATCTCATTTGCACCGTCATGATAGGCTTTAGGAACATAATCATCTACATCCAAGGTCAGACTTGACTCCCGAAGTCTGGTCTTGCCGTAACCTGCATGAGCAACAACCATAGGTCGTGAAATGTTCGAATCTGTCTGTCCATATTTGAGTCTCCCAATCCACTCAGCTCTTAACTTCTGAGTCAATGGATTGAGTTGTTGTTGTATTTTGTTTAGGTTGTCGTGACATGATTGCATGGTATCGTTATACAATTGTCGCTTAATTTTATTCAAATGGGGATTGTCTGTAGTGACATTGTAGGCATAATGTGACAACTTTAAACCCCCTGTGTTAGTGAAATCGTCCACTATTCGCGAAAATGAGTTATTCACGGTCTGCGGACGAACACTGGGTTTCGGGTGATGATCTTTTAAACTGTGAAACCCGACCTGACCGACTTATACTCAGCCACGTAGAACACATTGTCCGTACGGTAAGTCAACGTGTCTGTTGAAGATCTATTAATTATAGATCTGACTCCTTCTAACGACTGTAGGAAATTTTGCGTCTTAGCAGATGACACACGGTACTCGCGTTGAACACCCGGAGTAAATCTTGTGTATTTATATTCCCTCATAATCGTTCCAAACCCTGCCGACATGATGAATTGTTTGGATTCTTCAATCACTTCGGGAGAAGTGAACCCATACAAACCACGAATATTTGCATGCATTGACCGGTTGAAAGATTTCACCCTGTCCTCGGTACCTGTCATCTGTAAGGACACAGCAAAAGTCTCCGGCCTCTCCTGTTTATACAAGGTGATCCCAGCTCTATCAATTTCATGTCTGATTCTGGCTCCGTAATTATACTTCCACGGCAACATAGATAGGTTAGGTCTCTTTTTATCACTTTCTTCATCTTCAAACAGTTTCCATCTGAGCAGATGATTGTTGCCAAAAGTGGTCTCTTCCACGTCTCCAGGTTCCACCTTGAATCTGACCTCGGCATGATCTGGGTCATCATACCTGCCATTTGCGGCCCTGGGAATACGTTTCAAAGTCTTGCCCATGTATCCATCACGAATAGTATCCAGTTCATTCCCTCGATACCTCAATTCTCTCGCGTAGACGCAAGTTTTAAAATTGCGCTCAGTCTGCTTCGGGAAGAAAGAATTGAAGAATTGGGCCATCATACGATGTGGTGAAGTTTTCTCATCACCCCAAAGTTCAGAGAGGTACATATCATCTTCATCCATGTTCACATGATGTCTCATCTCCATCATATCGTGGGCTGTCTTACCACTCATGTCAAGCATTTTGTCAAATGACTTTGCTATCTGACGACTAGCCTCTTGTGATGAACTGACGTAAGCCCTCGGTTCAAACAAAGCGATACCAGCCCATTCGGTTTTGTTAGGGATCTCAAGATATCCCAGTGCTAGTCCGAAACTGACCAGTCCGCGCATTACGCCCAAGGTGAACTGCTTGTTCTGGTGATTGGTCAGGGTGCCATCTTCTGTCTGATAAGCAGTCATGCCTGACGCACAAGTTATATGACTGAATGCATCCGTCAAATCTGGTCTTGCTGCTTGTGTTGTATTCACATTAGCTACGCCATGCGTTGCGGCGAATCCAATTGCTGTTCTGCCCAAGACCTGAAGCCGGGTCGCTTGGTCGGACAAGGTGTGTGGATTGTACAAATCGTGATTTGGTCCCACATGTGGTAAAGGTGGCGCCTGTCCTACTACAGAGGCCAGTATCCACAAACAGTAACGCATCTCATCCTCCGTAGCCCCACGATTTAACAGATAGTCCAGGGCCTTGATAGCAGACGTACTGCTCATGGCGATGTAATTGGCTTCAATGTGACGTCCGATGTCTTGGGCTGTGTCCCACAATCCGTCAATTCCTTCACTCGCTGGAAACTTGGTAATCCAGTTAAGACCTTGATTAGGCACATCAGCCCTATATTCACATTTAAACGGTAACAGGAATTTATTCAAATTCCCTGCTAAACCCGCTGCCATATCACGATTCGGTACCGCCCTGACAGGTCCAAACCAATTCATGTCTGAGTTGAAATTCATTTCATTCACACCACCGACAATAATCATGATAGACCTTTTCTTGGTGTCGACCGCTAATTGTTGAACATTGGCCATAAAATCGACGTCACTAGTCACGTCAGCATTGGCAACATTCAAAGGTTGGTTGTAAACATAAGAAGTAAAACCTCCTTCAGGTGTGTGTACTGCACATGTTCGTTTTGTAAAGAGCAGTGGTTTTGGAAGTCCCCCCACAACCCGAGCCAGAGTGACCGCGCTGGTATTTAATTCTTCAAGCCTGACATACACTGGAAGAATTTCGTCCAAGTTGTTGAACTCAGGCAACAGACTATACCTGGCAAGTCCATCCTTGAACCTATCCAACCTGGTGTAGTCACCCGTACCTCCCAACTGTGAACTGAGTTTAGATCGGACGTCAGCCAGCTCATCGCACCT